TAATACCCATTATTTTCTACCCCATTTAATATCTTGTACTGTTTGTGATGAAAAATTCATACCCACGTCTGCACTAAAAAATCTTTGTTGAGAATTGTTGTTTGTTTTTCGACCATTTTTTTTTTCAAAGTCTGCCCAATGAGATACAACTGATAAACCAACTATACTTTCTTTTTCTCCCTCTTGTATTTCAAAACTTTCAATTTTTCCTTTATAAAGTAAAAAAGGGTCAGCAATTAAAGCATTAGAATCATTTAAAAAACCTCTAAAAATATCAACATTGTCATTAACTATATTTTCATTTAATACTATTGAAATAAATGTTTGATCTGCACCAGATAGATTAATACTTACACTTGATTTTGTAACGTCTGTTTCTTCTGTATGATTAGATATTCCTAATATAAAATCACTAGAAGAATATGTAACTGATGAACCTGATATTGATGATGTTAATGGAAATGAGCAATCTGTAATATTAACAGGAGTACCGAAGCCAATAGTGATAAGATGTACTGGTTTAATATCATTTGTTGCTAGTTCGTTCTTTATCGCTGTTGTCAGGCTTCTCGTCATGTTCCTCAAATGTTCGTCTGTTAATTTTTATTGCATCATTGACCATATAACTAGCATTTTTAGATGGTTCGCTATACTTACCCTGATTAAAGGATTGAGAATTAAAATCATCAGCATCTATTATTTCTTCTGCTAAAAAATCAACACTTATCCAATACTTAACTTTATATTTCATCTACAATGCTTCTTCAACATCAAATTGATATTCGTAATATAATTTGCCCTCGTTATCTGCACCTGATACTCCAAACTCTTGAATGTCTGTTGTTAAAGAAACTGTAAAAGGAACATTGTCATAAGTAACTGCTGAATCATTTGCTAATGCTACAAGTAAAGGTGGTTCTATTGTAACTGTGGCCGCATTACTAGAACTTGTTACATCTGCAACAACCATATAAACTTTATTATGACTAGCAAACTTTAAAAAATCTCCAGCTTTAAATCTACCAGCACCATCTCCAGCAAAAGCATCACAAGCGATTGTTGTATCTCCAACTGCATGAACACCATTAACTAAAACTGTACCTGACTCGTTACCTCTAGCATCTTCTATTTCTGGTGGTATGATTGTAAAAGTTTCTTTTTGACTTCTTTGTTTCATTATAAAAGCCATTAAATCTCCATATACATCTGATCTTTTTGCAGTAATAATCTGAACTGTAAAAGCAAATCTTTGGTTATCTATTTGTCTTACTAATCTTTTACCTGATACTGATTTAGATATAATTGTATTTTGAATTGACTTTATTCCTAAAGTTCCAAATTTAGCAGTTGATATAGGGAAAGAACCTGACATTATATTAAATTTCTACTCCCTCTTTCATTAACAGCATTATTAATTAATTGTGTAATAGTTCCTCTTGATCTAACTAATAAATCTTCAAAGCCAGAAGCATCTACTGTGTTTATATTGAAATTAACTGTTGTACTTCCACCATCAGTTCCTCTTGCAGATTGTGTTATTTGTCCTGATGAATTTGGTATAAATAATTCTGCACCTCTTTCTCCTACAATAGTTGGTTGTCCTTTTGCTACTGCACCACCTGATGCTTTACCAAATAAACCACTTAAAAAACTTCCACCACCCCCTGTCATAGCATTAAGTGCTATTTGTCTTTTTAAATTTGTATTCTGTCGTCTAATTAAATTATCTTTTTTTTCTTCTTCTTTAACAATATCTCCTAATAATAATTTTTCTATACCAAGTAAAGCAAGTCTTTCAATAGTTTTAGAAATAATGTTTATTAATATTTGTTGTGCTAACTTCTTAAATGTTTCATTTAATTGTTTACCTAATACTATTGATTCTGCAATAGATTTTGAAACACTACCCACACCAGACTTTATCATTCCAACTATTTCTTTTTGTATTTTAAAACCCTCATTTAAGTTTTTAAGTTCCTCTTTAATTTTTTCAAATAATGTTTTTTGTTTAACTAAATCAAAATTTACTTCTTTTATAACTTTTTTACCTTTTTCTATTTCAACAACAAAAGGAACATCAAAACCTAATAATCTTTGTATATCTTCTATCTGTCTTTTAATAAAATTAGTTGCGTTACCAACTGCTCTTATTGCACCAGCTAATGCTCTTACAGCAAATACTAAAACTTTACTTATTGCTCTACCTATTGTTTCAAATGCTGATGCATTTTCCTCTATAAACTGATTTAAACTTTTGAACTCTTTTTTAAGTTCATCAAAGAAACCAGCACCAGCAACTCCTCTTTTAAAGTTAAATAATTTATCTCCAAGCATAGATAAAGTTCCAGTAAATGTTGTAGCAAGTTCGTCTGTTGCATTACCAAACTTTCCACCTTTACCAAAAACTTTTTGAAATGCTTTTACAGTTTCTTCTGCTGTAACAGTTGCACCAGCTTTAAAACCAAGCATATCTCTAACACCTTTTTCTCTAAAAATATCTGCCGCACTTATACCACCAGCGAATGATCTTTGTATTTGTTCTCCAGCAGTTCTAAAATCTATTCCTGTAACTGCCGCAACATTACCAGTTATTTCTAAAATTTTTGCAAGTCTTTCAGAATCTCCAGCAACAACAGCTAAATTTCCTGATGCTTCTTGAATCTGCTCTAGTGAAAAAGGAACTTTAGAAGCAAAGTTAGACATTACTTCAAATGCTTTAGCACCCTCTTGGGTACTACCAAATAATTGTTTTAATCTAACATTTAAATCTTCTATGCTTCTTCCTGTATTAACAAATGATCTAACTACTAGACCAGCACCTAAACCTACAAAAGCACCTTTTAAACTAAATACAGCATTTTTTAATCTACCTAGACTTCCCTGTAACTTACCTAATGCTTGTTTGGTTCTATCTTTTGCTACAATGTCTATTTTAAGTTGTTGTGCCATAATTTATTATCTGTGTTTCGCTATTCTCTCTTGACTTTTATACTCATCTTGCTCTTTTTTCAAGTATGCTAACCAAAGATTATAATGGCTAACTGGCATATCTAATACTTCTTGAATTGTAATGTGGAGTCTGTCTGCTATTACTAAAAGCGACCTGATGTCAGGGTCGCTAACTACTTTTTTTCGGCATCCTCGTAATTAGTGTCTAAAAGAATTTTATTAGCAATATTAGCAATAACATTAGAGTCTGCTTTCTTTCTTAAAGCAAGTTTATCAAAAGGTTCAAATGCTTTAATCATTTCTCCCTTGTCGTTTTTGACTTGGAGTTTCATTATAAGCAAATCAACAAGAACAGTTAAGTCTTGAAAGTTACTAGACTTTTTAAAGATTATGTTTTTTTCTTCAAGGGTAAGTGGTTCAGAATAAAATATACTCGGATTACCATGCTCGTCTTTCCACTCCTCAACTTCAATAGTAATTGTGTTAAGAGTTTCAAAATGAGTCTTTACTCTATCGATAACTGACATAAATTAGGATTATACAGTTCCTCTTGTTAATGCCCCTGTGCCTTGAAATGTAACTGATCTAGTAGTTATTCCATCTAAAGTAACATTGACACTCATGCCTGTAACAATTCCTGATCCTGTAAAAGTTTCATCTCCTGATGAATTACCCTCTGGTGCTAATATAAAAGCTATTGTAGTTCCAGCAGTTAATGTTTGTTGTGGAGAATCAGTTTCATCATAACTCATTTCTAAAGTTCCTGAAAATGATGTTCTGCCACTTACAAATGATTTAGTTGCATCTGATAATTGAGTATCTTCAACAACATCAGCAGTAGTTTCAAGTGTGTAACCAGTTAGTTCGCCTATACCAGTTCCACCAGCAGTTACGACTCCTTCTTTTCCAAAGTGTGTTGCCATTTTTTATTTTCCTTTTTACTTGTTGATATATTTTGTTTTTCTTGCTTCCAACCTAAATCTAAAAAATTATCAAGTTGAGTTTCGTTAATTATAACTTCATTCCCATCTTTAAATAATTTAATATCTTTAGCCATAAGTCCTTTTATTAGTTTTCTTCTTGTTCGTCAATATCTTCTTCATCTTCTTCAAAATTATCATCATCTAAATCTTCTTCCCACTCTTGATTATCTTCTTCTTGGTTCTCTTTTAATTCAGATAATAAATCTTTTACTTCTTCGCATAACATAGACTCTTTATCGTGCATTTTTTCTATTTGGTCTATTTTCTTTTCTATTTTGTTTATAATTTTAGTTGTCATATTATCTCCTATGGTGTTCCAGCTTGATACTCATATATACATCTTACAACCATTCTTATACCACCAACAGGAAACAAAGTTCCCTCATCAGTTTCAACTTGTGTAATTTCAGTATCTAATGCTTTGTTGTTTCTTGTAATATCAGATTCTAAAGCAGTTTCAATAGCTGTAATAAGTGCGTTTCTAGCTGTATCAATATTAGTATCTGTTCCTTTGACAAAACCTAATATTACAAAATCAATAGTACCTGATCTTGTTTTAGCACCACTTCCTAGTTCTGCATCTTCTCTAGTTTCTTCAGAAGTCTGCACTACTACTGCTGGATATTGTTGCTGTGATAATTCTTCTAATTCAAAAGGTTGTCTAGTACATAACTTAATATCTGGGCTTGATATTGCATTTATAACACTATGTATATTTGAAGCTATATCTTCTCTTATGCTCATAATTTTATTCCTCTAATTTCTTTTTCTACAAATCTATTGAATTGCTTACTTATAATCTTTTCTGTACGAGAATTAAACCCAAAAAACTCTCTTTTGTTTTTTCCAAGAACTTGATTAAACAATGCTCTTTGACGCATTTGTCCATTACTAAAAGCTAATGATACTTTGTTTTTACCAGAGGCTTTAACAGTAGATGATGGAGTTAAACTTCCTAACATTCTACCAGTGTTAAATAAATCTACTCTTGTTGGTTTTCCCTCTTTTGTTAATTGTTTTAAATAACCTTGTGAGTATGGTGCAAATGGTCTACCTCTAAAATCTTGTCCTTTTTGTGTTTTAGTTCTTATAATATCTAATAATTGAAACCCAGCTTGTTTTAATCCTTTATCAATTATTCTAGGTAATTTAGATTCTAGGTGTTTAAATTTTTTTGATATTAATTTAGAGTTTGATTTAATACTTGCTTGTATAGCCATTATCTAGTCAATCGTCTATATCCATGTAAAGGTTCTCTTTCATTAGATACAATACTTCCATCTGCATCTGAATCATACTCTACACCATCTTCTAATATCATTCGCCATTCAATATTGTACTGACCCATGTAATATTCAGCCATTCTTTCAAATCTATCTTTTTCTGTTTCTGGTCTAAATTTAGTTAATGCTGGTAAAAAGAATCTTCCTAGAAATAGATAAACACCAGCCCTCTCAAACTGATCTAAATTAACTTTTGTATTAACCATTTCTGCTGTGTTTAAAACTGTAATATCTGTAAATATGTTTGTTTTATATACAGGCCACCACTCAACTCTTAATGCTCTTAAAATATCATTTGTAGTTTGTGCAAAGAAATTAACTGTTTCTGTTGCGTTATTTGCAATACCAAAATCAAAAGCATCAGGTTGATACTTTGTTACATCAGCATGAGTAATTACATCAGCACCAGTATAGTTTGCCATATTATAATATCCAAATTAAAACAATAATTCCTACAATAACTCCAGCAGTTACTTTAGGATTATCTTTTGCAAGTTTAATATATTTTTCTAAATTTTTCATTTCTTTTTCCTTGTTTTTCTTTTCTTTGGTTTAAGTTGAACCACTTTATCAGAAATGTCTTTTACTGTCGCTTTTTTAATTTCTTTTTTTACTTCATCAAAAGGAACAAAACCTCTCATTTCAAAATGTTTTACATTAGCTTCGTACTGTATTTTTGATCTAATAATGGTTTTTTTTCCATTTATTAATTTTATCATTTCTTCCATAATTTTCTCCTAGTTGATACAAGGGCGATTTCTCGCCCTTGTAAAATTATGATTAAGCGTCTTGTATTGATGAGTCTGCTTCAACTTCACAACCATAAGAGTCTTGTAATTCGCCAACTCCATAAACTGCTGTTGCAACAATTTCATCTGCTCTTAAACTCGCATCTCTTTGAGTTTCAATTTTCAAGTCTTGCATCATTGCTAGACCTAAAGCGTCTGAATGGAATACTGCACCTTTGTAATCTCCAGTAGTTCCTGGATTATTACCTGATGAGTCTGCCATGTTTGATGTTTCATAAACACTAACACCAGCGATTTGACCAGCAAAACCAGTTCTCAAAGCTTCATTACCAGCACCTGGATTAGGGTTAGCAAATGTGTTTGATAAACCAGATTTTAAATCAAAAGCAATATTTGGGTGTAATATACAAGCAAGATTATCACTTGGAACACCAGTTGCTCTTAATTTAGCCACTGCATTGAAAATCAATGCCGCTGACATAACAGTTGTAGCTGAACCAACAGTGTTTGAAAAACCACCGAATAGTGCAGTTAAGTCTGTGTCTATTTTTTTTGCAATCGCTTCTCCAAACAGTTTACCAATATCTGCCGCAACATTTCTTGGTGCCGCATTTCTTCCTAAATCTGTTAGAGTAGTCATTATTCCATTTTCTGATGCTGTAATAGTTACAGAAGATGGATTGATTGCTGTGTTAGATAAATCAGCCGCTTCCGATACCGCCGCCGCACTTACTGCCGCATAGATTGGAACTTCAACTGACTTTCCGCCACCTGTTATAGCATAGTTTTTTACAAGTGGTCTCATTATTGATCTTTCACTTGCTACAAACAATGCTTCTGCCACTATCTCTGTGTATAGTTCCGATAGTGTAGAACTTGTAGTTTCTGCTGACATTTTTTATTTCCTTTATTATTTATTTGTTAAGTTAATTTGAGTAGGTTTTGAATCTCGTTCTTTGCGATACTCTGCATATTTAGCACGATCTTCTGGCTTACTCATATCTAAATCCTGAATATTAAATGGTTTTACAGTTTTACCCTCGACACTACTTTGGCTTCCTGAACCAGACAAAGACCCTTGACGGAAATGTGGGTTAGCATCTAAAAACTCTTTAACTCTATCATCTATTGTTAATAGTTCTCCTTTTGTGTTATATCGTACATTAGAATTATTATCAACTATTTCTATACGACCATCATCAGTATATTTAACTTCATCTTTTAATAAAGATACGACTTGTTGTGCATTGATAGATTTTTCTCTATTAGCAACAGATAAGATTGA